CTTGAAAGAAAATTCACTATAAGTACATCTTCCCCTTCAGGAGGCAATGATGGAGATATTTGGTTTAAATATTCATAGGAGTTTAAATGGCTAATACCTATGGGAAAGTATCGGGAACATTTCAAGAGATAGAAAATGCTTACGGTAAAGTATCAGGCACTTGGCAAGAAGCTGACGAAATATATGCAAAAGCATCAGGAACTTGGGAATTAGTTTTTGCAGCATTTACACCAGGTGCAATTCAAACATTAAGTTCTGGTTCAGGAACTTTTACAGTGCCTCAAGGTGCTAACGCAATTCATATTCAAGCTGGAGTTGGTGGTGGAGGTGGTTCAGTTGGTGGAGCAGACTATGATAAGGCAGGAGGTGAATCTTCTGGTGCTGGTGGTGGATCAGGTGCTTATGTATCTGATAAAGTTTTTAGTGTTACTCAAGGAGAAACAATTTCTTATTCAATCGGTGGTGGTGGGTCTGCTGGAGGTATTGGTTATAATACAACAGGTAACTCTGGAGGAACAACAACATTATCTGGATCTACAACTGGTTCCATATTTAGTTTAACTGGAGGAGGTGGATCACGAGGTATTAATGGAGGAGTGCAAGGCCCTTTAAGAACTAATATAGCAGGAACAGCAGGTTCAGCTACTATCAGTGGTTCCGCAATCACTTCAGGAACTTTTAGAGATTCAGATGGAACTACAAAAAATATTACAACATTAAATAGTGGCCCTGTTGGTTCATTTAACCAATCAGGTAATGGTGCTGCAGGCGGTAATAATGGAAACTGTGGAGGAGATAACTGTCGTATTAATGGTTCAACAGGAGCTTCTTCATATGCAGGAAATATTTCAGGAGGAGCGGGTGGTAGTTCTTCTGGATCTGGAACTAATGGAGGAGCAGGTACACGAGGATCTGGAGGTGGCGGAGGAGCCGCACAAGTAAATACAGGTTCTACAAACGGTGGAGCTGGTGGTAACGGAGAAATTAGATACAGATTTTTAAGAGTACAATAGTGTTTTTAAAACCAAAAAAAGTTATATTTAATTCAATACTTGAAAAATATAAATTAAAAGATATAAAACCCAATCAAGAAAACAATAATCAAGACTTAATTGATCAACTCGAAATTGATATAAAAATGAACGGACTACTATGTCCATTAGTTGTTAATAATGGTTTATTAATTGATGGTCATCATAGATATGAAGCTATTAAAGATTTTTGTACCGAAACACTTGTTTATGTGGTAAAAGATAGTCACATGGAAAATTTATTATCAAAATTAAATAGCTATATTTGGTTTGATCATTTAGGTAAACTTGATGGCTAATATATCCAAATGGTTTGGTTATCCAATTTATATAACTAAATTAGAAAACTTTGAGAGTATTAATAAAAAAATATTACCTATTATACTTAAAGATATTACTCCAACCAATTCTCAATACTCACGAACCACGGACATAAAACCAAAAGAACTACAATCTATTGATGATAACTTACATAATGATCATAGGTTTAAAGAGTTATATAATAATTTATTTAAAGTAATAAAAGAATGTTTAATTGGTCAAAAATATAATTTAGATTTATTCGAAATATATATAACAAAATCTTGGGCAACTTTATCAACTAAAGAACAATATATTGCTTATCATAGACATATGAGTAGCCATTTTAGTTTTGTTTATTATCCACAAGCTCATGAGCAAGGTAATTTATTTTTACTTGATGATGACGCACATAAAGTAGGATTAACTATACCAAAAAGAGACCCATACTTTACAGAGTGGGATAATACTAACTACGGTAAAGCAGAATATCCTGCGGAGACAGGTAATGTGATTATATTTCCATCAATGATATTTCATGAAACAGGAAAGAATACTAAAGATCAAGCACGTATATCTATTTCAGGTGATATTATGATTACTATGAAAGAGGGTATAAAATCTGAACATAATATACCTTCCCCGTCTACTTGGAAGAAGCTTTAATATGTTGTAAAATGGCATTATGCCATTAAGAAATGTAAATATTGTACCAGGATACAATAAATCAGATACACCATCAGGAGCACAAGGTCAGTGGATTGATGGAGATTTTGTAAGATTTAGATATGGTCAACCAGAAAAAATAGGTGGGTTTACTGCAATTGGACAAGAAACAATAGCAGGACCTGCAAGAGCACAGCATACTTGGAATGATTTAGAAGGTAGAAAGTATGCAGCCTTAGGTACATCAAAAGCGTTATACATTTATTATGAAGATAAGTTTTACGATATTACTCCATTAGATACAGCTATCACTGGTGCTACTTTTGATTCAACTTCTAGCTCTAATATAGTTACTGTAAATAAAACTACACATAATTTAGAAGTTGGTGAATATATAACTTTTACAAGTGTAACTATACCAGGCACATCTTCTTTTACTGCATCTGACTTTGAAGATTATACTTTCGAAATTTTAACTGTTCCAACAACAGGAACATTTACAATACAAATGAAAACAACTGAGACAGGAACACCTATGTCTGCAGGAGGATCCGCAACTATAAACCCGTATGTAGAAATAGGTCCAACTATACAAACCTACGGTTATGGTTGGGGTACAGGCACATGGAGTAGATTAACATGGGGATCAGGAACTACATCATCTAATGTTATTCTAGATCCAGGTTCATGGTCATTAGATAATTTCGGAGAACAACTCATTGCAACTATTAAAGATGGTAAAACATTTGTTTGGGATCCAGGTATATCTAATCCTTTAGAACAAAGAGCAACAGTTATGACAGGTGCACCGACTGCATCAAGGTTAACTATTGTATCTGATCGAGATAGACATGTAGTTCATTTTGGAACTGAAACAACTATTGGTGACACATCAACACAAGATCCGATGTTTATTAGATTTAGTGATCAAGAAAATTACAATGTTTATGAAGCAACTTCAGTAAATACTGCAGGTACATTTAGACTGGATACAGGTAATAAAATTGTAGCAGCAGTATCTGGTAAAGACTATAACTTAATTTTAACTGATCAAGCTGCGTATACCATGCAGTTTGTAGGTCCACCATTTACTTTTTCTATTAGACAAGTTGGTTCTAACTGTGGCTGTATTGGACAACACGGTGTTGTTTATGCAGATGGTCAAGTATTTTGGATGGGAACAGGTGGAGGATTTTTTAAATTTGATGGTACAGTAAAACTATTACCTTCTTTAGTAGAGGATTTTGTATTTAGTACAACAGGTAATAATGTTGGTATCAACTATGCTTCTAATGAAATTATATATGCATCACATAATTCTTTATTTAATGAAATAGTATGGTTCTATCCTTCGGGTACACCTTTAAATAGTCCTTCTACACAAAACAATAGATCTGTAGTATATAACTATGTGGAAAATACATGGTCTACAATGAGTTTAGCTAGAAGCACTTACGCTGATGCTTCAACTTATGATAATCCATATGCAACAGAGTACAGCGCAACAGGCACACCAACTATTTCAAATTTAAGTGGAGCTACTAATACTTTTGGTGCATCAACTTATTTTGCACAAGAAGTAGGGTTAAACAAGATAGCTTTAGATGGCACTGAAACTGCTATTGCAGCTTACATTCAGTCAGGTGATTTTGATTTACCAACAGATGGAGATGGTGAGTATTTACTTAGAATATCAAGATTCATACCTGATTTTAAAAACTTACAAGGAGATGCAGTTGTTACTATTTTTTTAAAAGATTATCCTGTAAATACTGGCGCATCTTCACAATTAGGTCCTTTTACTATAAACTCTAGTACAGAAAAAATTGATACAAGAGCTAGAGGACGATTAGCTAGTTTAAAAATAGCTAATACTGCTAATGATGAAACATGGAGATTTGGTACATTTAAAGCAGATATAAATGTAGATGGTAGAAGATAATGGCAAAAATAAACGTATACGTACCTGAACCTCCACAAGAATATTCAGTAGAAGGTTTTAGACAAATAAACCAAGCATTAGAGACTGTTGAAAATCAATTAAATACCTCTTTTCAAGAAGAACTAAAACAAGAAGTAGAAAGATTTACATGGTTTAACATGAGGTTTGGTTGCTAATGTCTGGATGTAATAATGTTAATCCAATAACAGGTGGAAGTACAGTTGATGACATTCCATTTTATTTAGCTGTACAGCAAGGTAAAGTTCCTGGTTACACTATGATTAATAAATTTGGATATAATCCTAGTATCGGTTCAGGTGCTTTTGAAACTATTTGGGAAACAGGAGGCGACTATCCTTGGCAATCTACAGCTGTTACTGTTGATGTTGTTAGTGATGATACTAATGACGATGTAGCGGGAAC